TTGCCGTTAACAAAGCAACCTTACCACCTATTAATTGTTTTATTGTCATTTACTTTGCATGATTTCGTTATAATTCTTTTCAAAACGGTTCTGTATGTTTTGCTTAAACAAAATTAAGAAAATTAAGTTATAACTCAATGATTCAACTTGTAAATGTGTGTAGTTATAATTTCTCGCTATCATGTCGATTGTGTTAAATTCTCCCAACTCGTTAAAAGTATCTATACCAGCCAACTTTTGTTCGTGTGTTGTGTCGGATTTTAAATGTGTAGAATCACGTTCAATCAATCCATTTATTTGCGCTATTAGATTGTTCGCTATCGAGTAAATTAATTCTACTGAATGAGTGCCAATATTTGGAATATCAAAATAAGTTTGAACTAAACCAATAACATTCGATTGAGCCAAACAATTAACCGCTTGTATCTTCTTTGAATAAGTTTCTTCGCCAATATCAATTGGGATAGTGAAATAATGTTGATTAATAATAAAACCCTCAACTGATTCAATCTCTAAGGGACTTTCGGATAAAAATGATAGGTATGCACTAACTGAATCTAAATCAATCATTTGCATTTCAATAGCATTCAGACCCGTTAATCTTTCAATTATAGCCATTTCATTGTCCTGGTTCGCTTTGAAAAATTCTAAGTCGTCAATCGTAATATCTGAATAAGAAGTCGGTAAATCGAAATTCTTTAGTTTGGTTTTGAATCTTATCATAGTTAAAATAAAGTTGTTTGATTTGTTTTTTCTTCCACCCTTTGATTCGCAATATTAAAATAGTTTTCATCCATTTCAATACCTATTCCGTTTCTATTTGTGTTTTGACAAGCTACCATTGTAGAACCTGAACCCATTGTAAAATCCAAAACTGTTTCGTTTTCGTTGGTGTACGTTTTTATTAGGTATTCCATTAATGCAACGGGTTTCTGAGTTGGGTGAACGTTTTTAGTTTTATCTGAATTATTAAATAGTAAGGTACTAATTGGATATCTTTTACCACTTTCAATTTTTCTAAATGTTTTTGAACCCTCATTTACACTGCCTTTTTTATGAGTGTATTCTTTCTGCTTCTTTCTTGAATCTAAGTAAATAGCCTCAGTCATTTGTGGATTATAAGTAGCTTGTTTTTTATAGAAAATTAAAATATTTTCATGGGCTTTAAGTGGTTGTTTTTTAGCTAACATAAAATTAGAGCTTTTTGTCTTTCCAAAAACCCAATCATACTTATAATTTTTAATATTGCTCATTCTTAATGCACTACTAAACGGCTCTGAACCAAATAAAACTATTGCACCGTTAGGCTTTATAATTCTATTTAACTGCTCCCACATTAATTTAAAATCAATAACTGAATCCCATTTACAAGCCGTTGTTCCGTATGGTGGGTCTGTTATTATTGCGTCAAGACTTCCATCAGGTATTGACTTCATTATCTCTAAGCAATCTCCTTTGTATAATTTTATCATAGTTAAAATAAAGTTGTTTGTGATTGGTGTTGAGTTAATCTTTTTAAACTTGCATCAAAATAATCTTTATCCAATTCACAAGCTGTTAGGTCAAATTTTAGATTATGACAAGCTATTGCAATACTTCCACTACCTAAATGCGTGTCTAGTATTTTATCGCCTTCCTTTGCGTAATTCATTAAAAGCCACTCGTAAAGTTTTACAGGTTTTTGAGTAGGGTGTATTTTGTTTAATTTATCTAAATACGCTGAATATCTAAACATTTTATTAGCACCAAAAAAAGAAGTCCAAGCGTACTCGCAATCTGAAAAACTTAATCCTTTTGGTATTTCTTTATCCCAAATAAAAAACTTTCCACAATTACCTAAGTCAAAATAATTACCACCCCAAATAATTTGGTTTTTTGAAACTCTTTTTAACTCTATAAAATACTCGTCTTTTGGTATTTCAGAATCCCAATCTTTAGCCTTCCATTTCCTATTTTTTATTTTCGATGCTTTTGGAGTTTTGCCTATACCCATATTCATATTAGATAAATTAATCCCATAAGGAGGATCAACTATTGCCAAATCAAAATAATTATCAGGGTATCGAGCCATAAGCTCCATGTTGCATTCGTTAGTTATCTGTATCATAGTAGTCTTGATTTTCCTTGTCTAATCGGTGGCTTTAACTCAAAATAATATCTCATCATAATGCTATCCCAATGATCGGGAGAACGTCCAATGTGAGATTTAATTATGTCCTTTGAAATAATACCAAGCCTTGTATCTTTATCGTAATTTTTCAATTTAACCTGTTCCATTTCTTCACTCACTAAATCTTTGATAGTCGTTTCTGTTCCAATTTCTCCGACCTCTCTCAATTGAATCTTTTTAGACATTGAAATTGAACATTGACTTTTTAAGTTTTCGTAATTTTCATCATTCAATGCTTTTGAATTATTTACAAATCCAACACACTTAAGCATGTCAACTAACCCCCCCCCTACACCATCCTCATCTGCAATAGTTCTGCTATTTGGGATATTAAATTCAGATTGTAATTTCCTAGCTTGTTGAAATGCTTCGACAATAGTGTTCTTCTTAACCTCAATAACCTTAACGCAAAGCCACCCTCTCCAAATGCGGTACACAGTGCTATCTTTCCCCATTCGAGCAACGTCAATACTTAAATAACTTGTATCTCCAGGAGTAATGTTTGAGGGATTGAAATAATCAAATATAGCATCTTTATCAATCAAAGTAGATGGGTCGTCATCAAATTCCCAATTCCCGTAATATAATCGTTCACGGCTATTTTTGTCTAGTTGTAATAACGATTCTAAATAACTTGCAGGCAAATGTGAATTATCAGTTGGTAGGGCCTGTATGAATTTTCGATAATCTAAAATTACATTTTCTTTATTTGCTTTATAGAAAGTATTGTAAACCCAATTCTTTGCAGGGTTACATGTACCTAATAGCTTCGGTATTAAGTCGTATTCATCTAGTTTGTATCTTATCCTTGATTTAACGACTTGCCACGCCTTAAACGTCAACTGATTGCACTCATCTATAAATGCACCCGTAACCTCGAGCGAACCCAAACTATCAAATTCAGGATCAGAAGGATAAAGAAACAAATCTTTTAATATTATTTCAGAACCGTTGTTAAAAAATATAGTATTTGATTGAGCGTTAAAATTATATTCAATGTCTAAATTTTTGGCTATTTCAAAGAAGGATTTTAAAGTTGTATCTTTTAAAGTCTTCAACTTAGACCGACCCATTAACCACCGTGTCCCATCATACTTTTGGCTCATAGAAATTAACCACATACAACCGAACGCACTTTTCCCACCACCAGCCGCACCACCATAAAGCAACTCGGTTGTAACATTATCATTGAGATAGTGAGTTGCGTGTTCTTGCTTTATTAGTAGTTTCATTTTTCGGGGTCTATTCCAGAACCTAAGTTAATAATGTTTCTTGTTGTTAAAACTACTTCTGACTTGGTAACTTCGTTCAATCCTAACAATTTATTCCGTGACTCTATAATATTTCTACATTCTCGAAAATCTTCTATTGTGTAATTTTTAGCGTATAAATCTTCTAATTGAGCCAAATGATTTGATAGTATTGTTTTTTTGTAATCTATTCCGTAGGTGTTTTGAATTCGCTCACTAACGATAGCTAAATATGTATCTGTCTGTCGGCTTTCAAGTTCCCATTGTTCCGCAGTAAATCGCAGTATGTAGGCACGTGAGCAACCCTTTACAATCATTTCGTAAAGTGTTGCTATTCTTAATTCCAATTGCGCTTCTGTTGATCGTGCCATGTTATTCTATATTTGCTAACTCACTCATCCATTCTTTATGGTGATTAAATAAATCTTTATCATTTAATATTAAATAGTTTTCAATCCTTGGATTTTCTGACCAATTTGCCGAACCTGAAACTGTTATAAACTCTTTTCCGTTTGAAATTGAAAATGTTTTTGCGTGACTATTTATTTCTTTTAATGAAATTACGTTTTTAAATTCTTTCAAATTTAGCATTAAATTAGCGTATAACGCAGGATTTGCACCTTTTAATGTTGAACTAAAAACAAAAGTTAAATGTTTTATTTTTCCTGTTTGTATTGCTTTTCTAATTCTTTGAATATTTTGCTTTGAGATTGTCCACGTAGCTAAATACATTTCTGTAATTTCTTCCCAATTATTTAAAGCATAAGAAAAAAAAGATCCAGCATCAGTTTCTCCATTTGTTTTAATTGCTAAGTATTGGTTTTGTTTTGGGAATCCACCTAAATCGGACATTATTTTTTCACAATTTGCATCTCTTGAATATTGCTTTAAATCTTTCTTGTCTTCTTTACTCATGGATTTAACTAAACCTTTGACATTTGTTTTTGTAACTTCTGCTTTTGGAAAATTAAATAAATCGTTCATCTTTTCTTTTTTTTTCTAATTTAAAATCTTTTATCAACTTTCTAATTTCCAACTCCCATTCTACTTGTATGTGAAATGTAATTGATTTTGTCTCTTGAAGGTTTTTTTTCCTTCCAGCTCCTATTCTTTTGCCACCTATTCCCATATTAATAAATGTGAATTATTATCAATAACATTTAAAATTTTATTTTGATCTTCTTTTGAATATAAAAAATCTCTACTTTCTTTATTTGTCATTTCTTCAGCACCAATAACAGTGTATTTATTACTGTCAAATAAAATTGTTCTAATTTCTCTGATTGTTAAGTTTAAAGTTTTCATAATACTTTTTTTTTGGTTTAGCTTTATTGCTACTACAAATATACAAAACTTATTTGATTAAAAAAATTATTTATCAATTATTTTAAAATAATTTTCATAAAGTTAAAATAATTTTTTGATTAAGCATTGCTTTTATTACCTCTCCTTTGCCCCACTTACAAACGGCTATGTTCAAATATTCCTCTGAATATACTTTACGCCCTTTGATCGAAAGTTTAGGACGTGGAGAAATAAGGATGCCGTTTTCAATTACGACACCCTTTATATTGTTTTTCTTAATGTGAGTAGCTAAAATATGCACAATTAAAATGGCAAATCGTCACTCTGAACTGGAGCACCAATAAAATCAATTTTCCAGGCTTCCAACGTATTGAAATACTTTACTTCACCCTGTGGGT